TTATCTAAAAGGCCTCCCTATATTCCATACCACAAGACTATATCTTGTGCCTGATGTTACTGGTTTAACTCTATGCCACACAAAACTAGGAAATACAATGATAGATCCCTTTGGTAATATTTCTTTACATTGCACTCTGTGTTTTGATTCGTCTCTCATGTGTGGATCATAATTTCTAAAATCAAATTCTAACTCACCACCTTTATATTCTGATCCGTCTGTCAATTGACAAGTCATAGATAGTTTTCTAATTTTACCATGTTCAGGGCTATTAGGTCTATCATAAGGTTTATCCCAACTATCACAATGCCAATCATAATATTGATTTAATTTATATTTTGTAAATTGACAAGCTTCACTTCTTTCCCATTCAAAATTCCAACCTGCAGCTTTGTTTGCTTTATGTACATATGGATGTAATTCTTTATATATCCAAGTATCACTTAACCAAACTAAATCGGAATTTCTTTTTCTTTTTAAATCTAATACTTCTTGTTTGTTTAATTTTCTATCTCCATAACCACCAGTTCTAGCCATGACTTCTTTTTGTTGATTAGCATACTCTATAACTTCATCACAAAATTTTGGTGTAAGCACACCACTAAAATACCAATAATAATTAGATATGTTCATACTATTTCAAACCAACCTGTTACAATATATTTTTCTTTAGTTTTAGATATAATGCCTTTATGCGGATGAGTAAAATCTGCCGGCCATATTATTAAATCACCTTTAATCGCATTAAATGTAATTTTTTGGTAGGGAAATTCCGTCCCACCACCGTTTTTTATTGTGTTTAAATATAGCATATAAACTAATTGTCTTTTTGGATATTCACCACTTCTTTCATAATGTAAATTTACATAACCTGTGTTTGCTTTATAATGTTGAATGTTAGTAGAAAAACTAGTTTTAATGCTACTATTTAAATTATATTTGTCCACATATTGTTTAGCATATTTATTTAATTCATTAAAAAAACTAACAATACATTTTTCTTTTGAAGAATTGAAAAAATAAACGTTAAATGAATTTAAGATGTCTTGTCTTTTTTCTTTATACTCTTTACTATTTTTATAATAACTTATGATATCATTACAAAGTTTAGTTGAAATTTTATATTCTTCAATAAAATTAAATGTATTCATAAGTTATTGTTTGTATAAAATTTAAACTATCCTTTTGATTATTTGTTATGTAATACATATTAGTTGATGGAAACATAATAAACATATTGTTTTTTAATGATATATCCCAACTTCTACCTTTACGTCTATTGTCTTCATAATGTATTCTAACCCTACAGCCTCTAACTTTTACACCATATAACAACGTATAATCTGGAGAGTTACGCAGATCCACTGGATCTACGTTTATTAAAGGTTTTGAATTTTCGTCTGGTTTGTAAATGTTACCCCAAGTTTTTTTGTTAATTAAAGTAAATCCATAGTTTAAATTTATATGATCTCTCATATAAGTGCTTAACATATCGAATGTTCGTGAAAACGGAAAATCTTTGTTTTGAATTACTGATTGTAAAATGTCTTTTTGTAATTTATCTCGGTCAATGTCCCAATCTTTAGGCATCGCCACATCACCATAATATAACGCTATTTCAGATAATACTTTCTTTTGCATACCACATACCTTTTTAATTTATGCTAATTGATCTGTCAAGTTCCAGGACTGGCCTTCTTCATTCCACTCATAACCCCATCTGTGAGTGCTAGCTTCGTTTTGTGAAGTTTGCTCTGCAGTTAATGCAGGGGCATCGCCGATTGGTGATTTCCAAGAAGCTGATTCAATATGTTTTACCCAAGAAGCATATGGTTTTTTAGGCCAAAAGATTTGATCATCTTCATCCCAAGTATAACCTATACCTGCATAGTTTCCTCTAAAAGGTGTTCCACCTAATTTATGTTGATTATTTTGAGTATTATAAGATGTTTGAATCCACATCTGAGCAGGCCAGTTGTTGTGATGTTCTAAATATTGTTGCCCTACTCCTTCATCTTCAACACCATCAGCATTTAACATCTTATTATTATCCATAGTTAACACTTGAATAACTTTTCCGTTAGCTCCTAGTTTTGCAAAATGTGCCATAATATTTCTCCTTATATATTAATTTTAATTACCATTCAACTATTGAAATTTGTACCTTATAATTACTATACCAGAACCACCAGAACCGCCAGTAAATGGAGAACCACTTCCGGTGCTACCTCCACCACCGCCAGTATTTGCAGTACCATCGCCACCACTAGAATCTGGTTTTGAATTACCAGCTCCACCACCACCTGTTCCTCCAGCTCCCCCTTGAGGCACAGATTCTCCGCCGCCACCACCTCCGCCACCTCTTGCTACAGATGATCCTGAAATTTCTGTTGATGCTCCAGCTCCACCCGCTCCTGCTGATGATGGACTTCCATTAGCTCCGACAGCGGTTGCTCCACCACCGCCACCGCCACCATATGCTGGTGGACTACTAGCATTTGCACCAATACCACCATTGTTTCCTTGAGGAGGTGATACTGGAGGTTGATTACCAGTTCCTGGATTACTTGTATTTTGATGTCCTGCTCCACCACCTGAACCACCAGGTCTTCCATAGTCAACACTACCTGCAGGTCTAGCGCCACCTCCGCCACCACCACCTGCTGATGATATAGTTGAAAAGCTAGAAACGTTTCCATCTGTTCCCTGTGCTCCAGTTGAACCAGGGGCTGTAGCACCCGCACCACCGCCTCCAACTACTATTGGAAATGATGACACTGTTGCTGAAATAGATCCTGCACCGTCTAAAGGACTAGCAGTATATGGTGTTACTGGGGATTTATCTTCTCTAAAACCTCCAGCTCCTCCTCCACCTGCATTGTCTCCATTACCTCCACCACCACCACCTGCCACTACTAAATAACTTAATACGTTGTTAGCAGGAGTACAAGTGTCTAGTGCAGTAACTTGAAAAGTTCCTGGTCCTGTAAATGTGTGAATTTTGCAATTTCCTGATTCTGTTTCTGTACCACCTGTTGCCATAATAAAACCTGTTAAACCTGTTTGAGAGGTTTGTGTTTGTTGAACATTAATCCAACCTTCTGTTCCATCTACATATACAAAAGTAGCAGATTCGCCATTTGTGTTTAATTTAGCACTTGCAGCGAAACCACCAATTTTATTAGAACCATTTGGTGTAATTGTTAAATTATTATTTGCAAAAGTTCTTGTGTAATCTGCAAAAGCGACGATCGCTCCAGCAGTTCCTGCAGGTAAATTTGCAGTTACTGCTCCACTTGATGTGTCGACAAAATAACCTTCACCACTCGTTGCAGTAAATGTAGTGGTTTTAATTGATCCTGTTTGCCAATCAACAGAACCCTCTCTACCAAAACCTGTTTGTGTTCCATTGTTCGTAATTGTTACACCAGCAGGAATTGTAAATGTATCTCCACTATCTCCTAATGTAACCGTTCCACAATTTGTTCTTGGTGTTAATTTATTTACTTTTATTTCACTCATAATTTACTTAATTTTGAAATTTATACCTTATTATTACTATACCTGAGCCACCATTACCACCTGTGCTGTTCCACGCACCACCGCCGCCACCTCCAGTGTTAGTTGTTCCATTGCTTCCATTAATATTATCTCCAGGTCCACCACCACCATTTCCACCGGCTCGTGCTGGACTTGGTGAATCAACTCCACCACCTCCGCCGCCACCATAGGCTACAGCAGATCCTGTAATACTTGTAGCCGCTCCATCTCCACCATTACCACTATCAGTACAAGCTAAACCAAAACCTCTAGCAGTTGCTCCACCTCCACCACCACCTGTGTTTCTTGAAGCTGCTGGATTACCTGCTGGTATAAAATTACCACCTGGAAAACCTTGTGCTGGAGTTACAGGAGGTTGGTTTCCTGGTGCTCCGGTTTGAAAGGAAGAAGGATTTCCTGATCGGGCACCACCACCAGATCCTCCACAAGAATTTGTTTCTGGGACTCCAGAATTTTTACCACTACCACCGCCTGCCGATGTTATACCTAATCCTGACGAATCTGAACCTCTAGTTAGAGGTACATTTAGTGTTCTTCCTGATGCACCACTTCCTACAACTATTGAATTAGCACCTGATGAAACAGTTACTCCACCACCACTAGTTATTGCTATAGGTGAGGCTGTGTAACTGCAAGTGGGTGCTCTAGATTCTCTATATCCACCAGCTCCTCCACCACCTTCATAAGATCCGCCTCCACCACCAGCTACAATTACATAAGAAACTTTGTTTGATCCTCCTGCATTACCCACACTACTTACACAAAAAGTTCCTGGTCCTGTAAATGTATGAACTTTAAAATCTGTACAAACTGTTGTTACAGTACCACCTGTTGCTGCTATATATTCAGCTCCTATAGTAGTTGTTGTGTTGTCCGAAACTGCAACCCATCCTTGTGTTGCATCTGCATAAACTAATGTTTTAGCTTCTCTATTAGCTGATATTTCACCATTAGCAGCAGATCCTTCAAGATTAGATCCATTTCTTCCTAATGTAATTTTGTTAGTGCCTGCTGTTCCTGCATAATCTACTACAGCTACAATAGAACCTGCACTTGGAGAAGCAGGTAGCGTTACAGTTATGGCTCCTGATGATGTATCTACAAAATAACCTTCACCAGAAACTGCTGTGAAATTTGTTGTTTTAATACTAGTTTGATAATTTACTGAACCTGATCTACCAAAACCTGTTTGTGTTGCACCTGATGCAAGAGCTACAGTTCCACCGCATCTACCAATTGTAACTGTTGAACCACACACCACAATTGTATTACCAGATCCTGATCCTACAGTTGTTGTTGATCCACATTTTTTTATAATGTTTGAATCATCTGAAACTTTATTTACATTATCTACTTTAATTTTACTTGTCATAGTTATTGAAATTTATACCTTATTATTACTACACCAGAACCACCTGCAGCTCCAGTGCCTCCGTGACCTGAACCGCCACCGCCACCACCGCCAGTATTAGCTGATCCTGCTGTTCCGTTTCCTCCTCCCGGTGAATCATCTCCACCTTTTCCACCACCACCTGAACCACCAGGTGATCCAGCTACTCCATTTAAAAAACCACCTCCACCACCACCGGCTCTTGTTGTAGGAGTGCCATTTATTGAAGAAGTTGCTCCGTCTCCACCTTGACCATCTCCATCAGTACCACCAACTTCTATGGCACCGCCTCCACCACCACCTGGGTAGTTACCTCCAAATAAACCTGCTTCTCCATTATTACCTTGTGATGGACTAACGGAAGGTGTATTGCCTGTGCCTCCTGCTGTATTATAAGTTCCTCCACCACCAGAACCACCTGGGCTGTTATCAGCACTATTAGGCTCACCACGTCCACCTCCACCACCTGTCGATGTTATTGTTGAAAAAGTTGAATCTGATCCTCTGCTAGCAGAACCTCCACTACCTGGACCTGCTGCTCCTCCGGCACCCACAACAATTGGATATCCTTGAATTGAAACTGGTATACTTGTAGCACTTGCTAAAGGAGAAGCGGACCAACAACCTGATGTTCCTGAAACTTTTGCTTCTCTAAAACCTCCAGCTCCACCACCGGCGACTCCTATACCACCTGAACTATTTGCATCTGAACCACCTCCACCTCCACCAGCTATTACTTGATAATCTACAACTGCTAATGGACCGTTACCTGCTGAAACACAAAAAGTTCCTGGGCTGGTAAAAGTGTGTACTTTAAAATTTGTACAAACTGTTGAGACTGATCCCCCTGTAGCTGCAACATGTGTAGGAGAGTTGACTATCTCGTTACTATTAACAGCTTGCCAACCTTTAGTTGCATCTCCATATACTAAAGTAACAGCTTGTCCCTCTGTTGATAATTCTAAATCAAATGTTTGTCCTTCTATTTTTTCAGAACCATTTGCAGAAATAGTTAATGAATTTGTATCAAAATTTTGTGCATAATCTTTAAAAGCTACAATCGCTCCAACAGAACCTGCTGGTAAATTTGCAGTCACAGCATTGCTTGATGTATCTACAAAAAATCCTTGACCATTTACTGCGGTAAAACTTGCAGATGTTTGAATAGATGTTTGCCAATCTACAGTTCCTGTTCTACCAAATCCTGTTTGACTCGCTCCCGAAGCTAAAGCTACAGTTCCACCACAACGACCTAAAGTAACTGTGTTGGCATCTACAGCCACTGTTTGACCTGCACCACAACCAACTGTTAAAGTTGTTCCACATTGAGGTCCTATTTTATTTACTTCTATTTTTGACATTACACTATTACTAAAGTCCCCGTTACTGTTATAGTTGCAGGAACAGTAATAGGTCCTGCAAGAACTGCACTGTCTATTGTTTGAGTTCCGTCAATTGTTGACGCTTGATTTTTTATAAATTCATCTGGAGCTGTTTGACCTCCAATGTATTGAACACCGTTTACTACTGCCGTCATATTTCCTCCTTACGAACTAATATCGTCTATAAATGAAGTGATAATATCTAAACTAGAAGCAGTATTACTTTTAGCTTTTAATAAATCACCATTTTTTAAAACAATTTTTGCACCACCCTGAATTAATTCAATCGCAGAATTTGGTGGTACAACCACGCCTTTTGCAAGAAAGTGATCATTACTACTATTGTCAATAAATACATCTACTTCAATAGTAGAAGTAGTAACATTGCAACATCTAATTCCAATAACTGCATCAAAGTCTCCACCAGTTATTAAAGTAACTTCTGATGTTCCGACATTTCTTTGTAAATCGTTTCTAAAATTTTGTGCCATAATTTATTCCTTTATAACGCAACAGCCATAGCAAGTGCAAATCCTGCTGAAGCTGCTCCCACTGGTGTGCCCGACGCATCGAGATAAACCGTTTTTGCTGCAGGCATTGTTACAAATACATCTAATGTTCCGCCTGTAAAACTTATTTTAGATGTGTTACCTGAAGAGTTATTAATAACTGTTGTTCTTTGTAAAGTAGTTGAAGCCGATAAAGTCCCAACTCCAATTTCAAACGTATTTGTGCCTTGTTCAAATATACAATAGTAAGTCGTGTTACCTGTTCCGATACCACTATTAAAAGTTACATTACCTTG